CCAAATTAAAGGAAGTATTAAAGATGATAGGGCAACCAGTCTGTTCAAAGAATTCTTGGATGAGTCCATAGTAATGGGGGTTAACGTCTTCAGTTACAGTTTGGATACGACAAGTACCATCAACATGAATGATGGAAGGAATCTTCTCTTCAATTCCTGGTTGACACTTCACAGCATACATCATGAACGGAGTGTCTTCCATACCACGAAGATCAAACCACTCATGTACATGTTCTTTTAGAATAGAACCTGCAAATGGTCTGAAGTATTCACGGTGCTTAACATTATTAACATGATCCTTACCATCTGGATCACGAGGATCATATAAAATAGAACGATTACCAAGTGCTCTTGGACCTGCTTCAGATGATCCTTGGAACATTGCAACAATATTCTTATCACTAATGAGTTTAACTACATCACTATAAGATGCATTAGTTACATTAGTAACACCCCACTTCTGGCAAGACTCAGATATATCTTCTGTTGTATAGTTATATGTAGGACCAGTATATAAATTTGTTATCCTATTCTTAATTACACTGTCTTCATTTACTTGATGATGCACATATAATGCTGCTCCAAGAGCAGTACCAGCATCATTACTTACTGGTTCAACAAACAAATTAATATCTTCATCTTTTAACTGTTCAAGATACCAATAATTTGCAACACAATTTAATCCATATCCACCAGACAATACTACATTCTTATTACCAGTCATCTCAACTGCCTTACGAATCAAATCAAGAACCATCTGCTGGGACTCTGTTTGAATAGCATATGCAACATCTCTACGGTTCTGAAGTTTAGTTAAATCTTCAGTGTTAGGTGGTGTTCTAAGATATTCATATCTACCTTCATTAACTACAGCACCATTAGGATAAGTAGGAACAATAACATTACGATCAGAGGTCTTCCATGCACCTCCACCACCATCAGTATAAATTGTTGGAACCTTATCATTAGGTTCACCATAGGGGAACAACCCCATAGTTTTACCTGCTTCAATAGGAGCCCATCCACAATACTGTGTTACTGCTTCGTATGCCTTAACAATACCAGCACTCTCATCTAAGTATAGTTCATGAGTTCCTTCTTCACCTTCACCTTCACTATCCATCTCAGGTATATGTGCAGAACCCCACGGTCCTCTACCTGCCATGTGCTTATAGATTGTTTTAAATTCTGATGGGTAATCACAAGTAAACAAAGACTCAAGTTCCCATGTCATCTCAGGTTCTTGACTACCAATATTCATTGGAACAAAAGTACCTGCACCATCTACTACAACTGCTACTGCAGATTCAAATCCAGAACGATAGAATGCACATGCAGCATGAAGTTTATGGTGTGTTCTACTAAGATCTATAACTTGAGGATGCTCATAACTATTTGCTTTACGATCAATTAAACCTAACTTCCTAGCAAATCCTGTATAAACATCTTCTCCAGTAAAATCTACCTTACCAGCATCACTTAAAGGTTGAGTGTGAGCAATCACAAGGTAATCAATATGATCAGTATAATCTAAGATCTTAACCATAGAGGCATAAGGTCCACCATCATACTTGTTCCTAGAGAATCTCTCTTCTTCAGTAGAGAATACTATCTCTCCATCTTTAAGTAAACATACACCAGAGTTATGCCCTCTAGCAAGAGCTGCAATCCATTGAGTCATTATATAATCCTCACTTAAGATTCTTTAAAATATCCTGTACCTGACCTTCTACTTTCTTTTGAGATGCATTCTTCACGTCTGCCATAAATCCTTTAGATGATGATGGTTTCAATTGTGGTCTTGTAGTTCCTTTGGGTACACCACTAGCATCACCAGCACCTCCACCACCCATGCCCATGTTTGGAGTACAGCAATCATTACTACTCTTTGGTGCAGAAGACTTGTTATAATTGGTGTAAGCAGTTGACTTACCCATTCTCTTACGAACAGAAGTAAGTATAGATCTTATCTGATCTTTGTCAAGTTCCATTGATTGATCATTATAACGATCAACTCTCTCATCAGTAGTAAGTCTAATAGGTGAGTACTGTCTCCTACCTTCTCCTACATCAATGATATCAAAATCCTTACAGTCAGGATAAGATATATTAATTGGGAATGTTGATCCAGTTACAACTGTAGCAGTCTTACCAAATGCCCTAGCAAGATGCTGACCCATACTATCACATCCTAAGAAGTGATCTGCTGCATTAATAATACCAGCCCATAATCTCATGTCCTGAATCTGTGGTCTTGCAACCTTTATCTTTGCCTTCTCTTCATTCTCCTCAAGTGGAAAATGAATCTCACTCATTACAATAACACCATAATCCTTCTTAAGTTCATTAATAATTTCAACAATAGCATTCAAAGGAAAACTGCGTGATGTAATATCAGCAATAAAATCATCACCAACCTGCTCAACTGATCTACCAAAAGGTTGAACTACTAATACTTTATCCTTACCAGTTCCTTTCTTTACTTCTTCTACTGCGTTGAACCCTTGGATTGCTTCCATCTTTGCTAGTTCAACTCTAGGAACTGGAAGTTCTCTTGGTTCATCTAACTCATTGATTTGAATATCATATGCCTGTGCAAGACTACACTTCTGATTATAATATTCCCAAACTCTATATGGTTCTGTAGTTACTATATCACGATGCTTTAATTCTGTTTGAAATAAATTCTTATGCCAGTTATCATATACTTTACCATCTAATGTTGGATGACCCTTAAAGAAGTCAGTCCCTCCCTCACATATAATTACAAAATCATCATGAGTTTCTGCATATTTTTCAAACGCAGGGATGGAGGAGATGACTCTACCTGCTCCACCATTAACAAAAAACGCCTTCGATCTCATTGCATATACTCCAAATAATAATCTTAAATGATTAACTTTCTTTTATTTATCCACTATATTATAGAGGATTCTGTCAACTATAGCAAGGGCATAGCACCATATTGTTTGGTTGCTCTTACAGTTGGATTATCAAACGTACTCTCAGGTATCACATCATACCCAATAGTAAGTCTCTTACCTGTATAGTAGGAATCATTCACCACTCTATGACGAACGTTCCCTCTACCGAAATAAATATTACCTGTCTCATTCTTAACTTCCCAGTCACCAAATTCTGTTGTAGTGTCCTGTGGTTCTAATGCAATGTAACCATGCCAAGGTGCGGAATGATTATGCCAATCTAAAACCTGATCATGGTCATGAAAATTTAACCATGCTTGGAACCAACACCTCTCATCTGGTACATTCTCTTTAATAATACCCCTTAAGTGTTTAAAAATATTCCAGAAATGAATAGACGGACTGGTGACACTGAAGATATTATACAAATAATAACTCCAGGTTGTGTCCCCGAATCCGTCTTCTACCAGAGAACGGTGGCAATCTGATGCCACCTTTATAATCTCTGCTTGGTTTTCTTTTATATAATCAAATTTATAAATCTTAAATTTTTCATTCATAATTTAATTAAAAGCAATTAAGCAATAGCTAATCCACCATCTGTTGGAAGAACCTCATCGTCAGGTGATAATGGCATCATGTAGTATGCACCATTAGGTGTAACACTTGCTGCTGCCATTGTAGAAGGGAAGTCTCTTAACTTCTGGCGATATGTCTTCCACTTATCCTTAAGATCAGTTGGCATATCTTCTGTAACCTTACCATCACATGCTTGAAGAGCATTATTTCTATGCTTTCTAATGTCATCCCAAGTAAGATCAGTCTCTCTGTCAAGTAACTTACCAATCGCAGTGAATGGTTGAATAGTAACAGTACCACCTACAACTTTAACACTATCTCTATCATAGATATCACCAGGCATTAATGGTGTTCCATATGTACACTGAGGATATCCAGATACTGCAGGAGTGATTGAACAAACAGCACTGTCAGTATAATCTTCTTCCTTCTCGTCAATAGGCATGCCTCTTAACTGACATATAAGTGGGTTAGTTGCACAATCAACTTCATACCACTCAACTACGTCTGCTGGCATTGGACGACCATCTAATATATCGTCTTCGTTTAAAGGTCCAGCTTTTTCTGTGCCGTCTGCACCAATCTGTAACCAAATCTTATCTGGTCCATCGTATGTGGACTTACGTGTTTTACCATCTGTAAAAGCATGGTCTACCATGTAATCGTTAGGTAGTGGGAGGTCGTATTCGACGCTAATGTTAGTAGCCATAATAGTTTTCGGGTTTGTTCAGGTAATCTCCTTCGGTATTATTTATAATATTAAACATTAAAAAGGAGGGTATTAACCCTCCTCTAATACATATATCGTTTATACTATATCAAACGTATGTAATCTTGACAAGTCCTGGTCCACCAGTACCACCTTGACCACAACAGCGTTCGCAATAGTTGGTCATAGCACTTTGTCCACCATGTCCGTATGGAACAGTCCAGCATCCACAACGAATCCAACAGAAGTTCTGGTTAGTAAAGACGTTAGTACCAATAAATGGTGCAGCAGTAGGAATATTAAATCTACCGTGGCAGTGACAGAATACACCTCTTGGGTTCCAGAATCCACCAGGCATGTTACCCATTCCAAATTCTGCTCCGTTATCATTAGGACCTCGGCAGCAAGCATTGTTAGAGAAGCAACCATATGACCAGTTACCCTGAGCACAAGCACCTCTACCACCAATAGCACAGAAGTTACTTAAATTATTACCATTAACATATGACATACATCCACAACAACCTGTACACTCTCTTGAGTAACAGCGATAAACACCAGCAGCACATACAGTATAAGTATCACCTGGTGTTACATTAATAGTTCTAGTAGCATAGTACCCACCTTGAGCACCAGCATAAATTTGGCATCTATTACAAGAACATGCTCCATGTCCGTTACCACCAGCACCCCAGATTTCAAACGTTGCTCTTGCTACTCCTGTTGGAACTGTCCATAAACAGCAGCAACCTGTAGAACATGGAACTGGATTACCATAAACCCATTTAACATTCCACGTATCCAATCCAGTGGCATTTAATTTACCAGCAGTAACACTACCTGGAGGTAAACTAGATCCATCTATCTTTTTATAGCTTGAATAAACTGCCATTTTTAAGTCCTTTAGAAGTATGTAATTTTTACAAGTCCACCGCCACCAGTACCACCTTGACCGCAACAGCGTTCACAATATGTAGTCATAGCGTTTTGTCCACCATTACCATAAGGCACAGTCCAGCAACCACAACGTACCCAGCACTCTCTAATAGATTGCTGTGATACAGTACCAATCAATGCAGCACCTTGAGAATAGTGTGATCTGTTATAGCAATGACAGAATCCTCTATCATAAACAAATTCAGCACCGTCCCAACCACCAGTGTGAGTACCTTGCATGAACTCACCACCATTGTTACCTGGATTTAGGCAGCAGCACCAGCGAGAAACACATAAAGTTGCCCATGATGTTTGTGATCTACCTCTTTGACCACCAATAGCACAGAAGTTAGAAAGATTATATCCATTTACATAAGATGAACATCCTTCACAACCAGTACATTCTCTTGAGTAACAACGATAAACACCAGCAGCACATACAGTATATGTACATCCCTCAGCAGTATCAATAGTTTTTGTATTGTAGTATCCACCACCACTACCCATGTAGTGATGACATCTATTACAAGAACACATTCCTGAACCGTTACCACCAGCACCCCACATTTGAATATGGAGTTTCTTTACACCAGTAGGAACTGTCCAAAGGCAGCAGCAACCTGGTGTACAAGCACCTGGTGAACCGTAGAACCATTTAACACCATACACAGCGTTAAGAGCAACCGTTAAGTCAGCAGCATCTACTGAACCGTCTGCCAGCTCATCACCTGTTAACTTTTTATAACTTGAATAATTTGCCATTGTGTATTCTAGTCCTTATGTGTATGTAATTTTAACAACGCCACTACCACCAGTACCGCCTTGCCCACAGCAGCGTTCGCAGTAAGTAGTCATCGCACCCTGTCCACCAACTCCATATGGAGCATAGAAGTCTCCACATCTCATCCAGCAGTTAACCTGTGACTGAGACATACCTGATCCACCCGCTAGGAATGGAGCATTTGTAGTACATGTTGTAACCCAGTTACAGTGACAGAATACTGTTCCACCCCAGTGTCCTCGGTGGTTACCCATTCCGAAGTCACCGTTATTTGATGTTGGTCCTATGCAACACTCCCAATCAGAGTTACATGCTGTATCCCATGAAGTATTTGATAGTCCAGTAGCACCACCTATAGCACAGAAGTTACTTAGGTTGTAACCATTAACGTATGATGAGCATCCAGTACAAGCAGAACATTCTCTACTTAGACAACGATAAACACCTGCAGCACAGATAGTATAAGTACATCCACCAGTAGTAGATATAGTTTTACTATTATAAAATCCTCCACCAGCACCACGGTAATGGTGACACCTGTTACAAGAACAAGCACCGTGTCCATTTCCACCAGCACCCCAGAGTTCAAAGGTTACTCTCTTAACCCCAACTGGTACTGTCCACAAACAGCAACAACCACTGGAGCAGTGACATTGTTGTCCAAATACATGGAACACATTATATGCCAGACCAGCACCAGGGGCTAGAGCAGAGTTGGGGATTGTCGAATCAATAATCTGCCCTTGTACAATTTTTTTGTAACTTCCGTAAGTAGCCATTTGTTAGATCAGTCCTTATTATTTATTAGAACATCATATAAAGGAAGGGGGAACCCATGTCCCCCTTAAGTCTTGTCTTATTAGACTGTGAAGACTCTCCAACCTGAGGAGTTATCGTAGAATACGAGATCAAATGCAGCACCCTCAGTGTTAACTGTCATATCAGATGAATCACCCATAATTGGTTTTCCATTCCTACCAATCGTTAGGTTGTTAGAATCAAATGTCTTAGCAACGTCAAAGAACCTAATTGTATCACCCTTATTAGGTGCAGCAGGTAAAGTAACTGTGAATCCACCACCACTTGTATTACACCAGACTGTCTGGAATGATGAAGCAGTGTAAGTAGAGGTGACATCAACGTTCTGTAGACCTCCTAATGGAACCCAAGCAGAACCGTTATAAGATTCAAAGGCAGCAATTGTTGTGTTATAACGTAGACCACCAAGGATTGGAATTGCTGGTCTCTGAGCAGTAGTTCCCTTAGGTGGAACCATCTGATCAGTACCCATGTTTCCACGAGTTATGTAACCAACAAGTGCAAATTCAGTTGGGCAAGCATTGTTAGAGTTGCCACTCATGGTCTCGTCAGAGGAGAATTCAGAGATCGCCTCACCAATTTGACCACCCAATGAACCCAGTCTTAGTTCTGTCAAACCAGATAGGTTGAATGCGGAAG